CAGGCTCTGCCGCCGGCCAGCTCTTCTCGGCGGTTCCCCGTCGCCGACTTATCTCAACGAGGACGACGTGATCGTGCTGACGCCCTCGGGTGCATCCGGCTCGTCCATTCCGATGCATTTCTCCGTTGTCGTGAGGGCTGCCTGAGATGTCCTTTTTTCCGAAGCAAGCATCCTCCCGCATCGGTACTACGCAGACGATCGCGTTCGATGGCAACGTCGCGGCAACCAATTCATTCGGCACCGAAACCTGGCAGCTTCGTTTGGTCGCGAATTCGGCCTGTTGCTTCCGGGTCGGCGATGGCGCCCAGACCGCAACGACGTCTGATCCATTTCTTCCCGCCAATGTCGTCCAGTATGTCATCGTCAGTCCGGGCCAACGGATTTCCGCGATCAAGGCCGCCACCAACGGCCTCGTCACGGCGACGGCCGGCACCCTGTGGGTGACGGAGATGTCATGATTGACGGCATCCGAATTCGGCCGCACCTCGACAGCAACGGCAAGGATTTTGCAATCGAGCATGTCCAGGACGTCGCACCCATCCTGGAATGGAACGAGGAGGCGCGCCGCGACGAGCAGCGCGGAGACTGGGGACGGCACGTCGCGCGCATTCCCAACGTGATCTACCTGCAATGGCTGAACGAAGAGCACGCGCGAGGCAACATCGGCCTGCGGCTCTTCACCCCCGAGTTCGACGCTATCGTGCAGAAAAAGCTCGAAGATCCCGAGTGGGTATATTTACGAACTGACCGGCCAAAGCTTCAGGCCGGCTGGACCATGGAGCTGTCGTGACGCAAATCGTGGACTACACCTCGCTGCAGACGGCAGTCACCGAATACCTCGCGCGCGACCAGGATGCGACGCTGATTGCGCGGATTCCGAGCTTCATCCAGCTCGCCGAGTCCAAATTCAATCGGCAATTGTTCGTGCGACAGATGGAACAGCGATCGACAACTGTCGTCGATCTGGCGTCGAGCGAGCCCGAGTTCATTGCGTTGCCCTCGGATTTTCAGTCGATGCGCAGGGTGCGGCTGTCCAGCGTTACCGGCAAGCCGTCCCTTGAGTTCAGATCAGGCACACAGCTGGATGAGTACCGCTTCGCAACCGCCGATGTCACGGCACAGCCGCGTTATTTCACGGTATTCGGCGACGAGCTCGAACTCGCGCCGACTCCCGATGCCGCCTATACAATCGAGATGATCTATCGACAGAATGTCCCGCCGCTCGCGACCAACTCCACCAATTGGCTCCTCACGCTCGCGCCAGATGTTTACCTGTACGGCGCGCTTATGGAGTCGGCGCCGTACATCAAGGAAGACGGGCGCATTGAGACGTGGGGCACCGGCCTGGCGAGCGCGCTCGGCGACCTCAACGAGCTCGGCAAAACGTCCGCCTTCAATGCCGGCCCTCTCACCGTACGCCCCGGCGGCGTCAACGTATGGTGACGTGCCGATGGCATGGACGAAGGTCTCGGAGCGGTCATCCACCTGGACGGACGAACAGAGCGCGAGGCGCGTCTTTAGTCCGAACGTCTTTTCTCACGCTTCTCTCAACGGCAAGCGCGTATTCTCCATGGGCTCACCGGCCGGCATTTGGGATACCGACCGTGCTCCAACGTCGACATGGACCTTAGATGCCTCTTAGCGTACTCCACTATACGGTAACGGGTGCGCCGCACGATCCTTCCGCCTTTATCGACGGACCGGCATGGGATGCGGCGCATGTGATCGGGGGCGTGTTCGTCGTTGGCGACTATGGCCTTGCGGCGTCCGCGCTCACCGATACCACGAACGCGGGTAATATCTCGGCGGGCACGCTCGCGGCCGCGCGCTTGCCGCCGCTCGGCGGGGACGTTTCGATGGCCGCGGGCTCGGGCGTCACGACGCTTGCCGCGACGATCGCGGGTGCGAGAACGTGGTCCGGCGCTCAGACCATTTCGAATGCTACTGCGTCGTCTTCTACCACTACCGGCGCGCTCACCGTTGCCGGTGGCCTTGGCATTCAGGGAGCGTTCAACGTCGGCGGCGCTACCAATATCGCCGGCGTGGTCACCCTCAGCAATACGACGCCGGCCTCTGCCTACAACTCTGCCGCGATCATGCTCGCGGGCGGCCTCGGCATTGCGGATCGGATTTGGTGCGGCACAGGCTCGGCGGGCGGCTCGCTCAACCTCAACGGCTCGGCCGGGACTAACGCCGGCCCGATCGTGTCGTTTAGGTACGGCGGAGTTGCGGCCTTCGGGTTTGGCCGGTCCGCGGGCGTGCTCGGCGGCACCGCGGACGATTTCGTTATCACGGCCGGTGAGCGTGCGGACGGCGTGGCGTCGGTCGACATAACGCGCGGCGCTAACACCGGCTCGCCCTCAGGCGGCGTCGTCAGTTTCATGAACGGCCTCGGAGTGCCGGCGGGCGGCTCGGCCTCTGCGCGGATCCTGTTCGGTGGCGGCAACCTCGGAATCTATTGGGGCTCGGGCGCGCCCACTGTCTCAGCGTCTCAAGGCTCGCTCTACATCCGAACCGATGGTTCGAGCACTTCGACGCGGCTTTACGTCAACACGAGCGGCACCACCTGGACCAACTTCACGAGCGCGACCTAAGGGGCGGCAATGGCAACGGACCTCGGCACGACAACGATCGTAGTCTCGGCGCAAGAGCGGAGGTAGCGTGTCGGTATGGAAGCGGCGCGCGGTGCCGATGCCGAGGTAACCGTGTTCCCGAAGCGGTGAAACAGCGCCGGACGGTTCGCTGATTTCCTCAGCAGCCGGCGCCGAGGGTGTCCCGCAGGCTTTCCGCCGTAGCGGCGGCGCAAACAATCACTGTGACCAGAACTGCCCTCATTTCTCACGCTCGCCCAACTCGCCGCAACGATCGCGGCGACCGCCGATCAGTGGCGAGACGAAGACAAAGCAGCGCAGCCCGACACGTAAGGAGAAAGCGGACTTGGATCAGAAACAGGCAATGGCGCTGATTGTGTATTTGCAGCGGGCTTACGCCATCATTCCGACCACCGGCGCGGAGTGGAGTGCGCTGTCCAGCGCGGTCTCAGCTATCGAGGGCGTAGCAAACGGCGTCACCACGATGGAAGTGAAGCCTGGCACGACCGCCGACAGTGAGGCGGCTCAAGCCCGACGCCCATGATCCTGGCCGCGGAGTATCGCCCCGACGTGAGCGACTACGGCGCGAGCTTAAGCAGGAAGATCCCCAATTGCGTCCCGAGGGGCGAAGGCTACCGGCCGTTGCGCCGCCGTCGTCATGGTCAGCGCCGAGCCTGCCAGACGGCATCTCAACATTGAACAATGCGCCCTCATCGACATGGAGGCCCGACCAAATGCCCCTGCTGAGATATGCGGATTACAAACCCGACGTCAGCGATTACGAAGGCGAGGCGACCCGGAACATCCTCAACGTCATTCCACGCGGCGATGGCTATGGGCCGTTCCCAGCGTTTTCTGGCTACACGTCTGGGCTGCCCGACTCCTGCCGGGGTGCGTTCTACGCCCTGAAGCAAGACGGCACGGTCGTCACTTTCGCTGGAACGGCGACGAAGCTCTACAAGCTCAACAATACAGATTTCACCTGGGTCGATGTATCGAGGGGCGGTGGAAGCTACTCGGGCTTATCGTCGACAGCACAGTGGCAGTTTGCGCAGACAGGAAATCTGGTGTTCGCCACACAGGCGAATGCATTGCTACAGGTGTTTGATCTCACATCGGCTGCGTCATTCGACAATGCGCTCGGTACGCCGCCTCAAGCCGCTTATATCAGCGTCGTCGGCCATTTTCTCGTGCTGTCGGGCCTGCTGTCGGCAGCCTACCGGATTCAGTGGTCGGGATTGAACAATTTCAATACATCGACGTCCTGGGACGGGGTGACGGCGGGGTCAGATCATCAGGATTTTCCCGACGGCGGCATCGTGCGCGGTGTGGCCGGTGGCGAGGCAGGAATCATCTTTCAGGATCAGGCAATCCGGCGCATGTCATATGTGCCCGGCTCGCCATTCACCTTCCAGATCGATCGCATCACCCAGGACAAGGGACTTTACGCGCCATACTCGATCATTCGTGCCGGCGAGCGGATCTTCTTCTACGCAGGTCAGGGTTTTCACAAGATCGAGCCGGGCGGCGTCCCCGAGCCGATCGGCCGCGAAAGAGTCGACCGCACATTTCTTGCCGATCTCGACAAAGGCAATCTGCAACTGTTTATTGGCGCGGCCGATCCGCGTGGCACAAGAGTTTATTGGGCCTATCGATCGGTATCCGGGACCGCAGCAACTTACGACAAGCTTCTTGGCTATGATTTCCTGCTCGATCGCTTCTTTCCGATATCGGCGACCGGTGAATATCTGCTCGGGATGTCGCAAACCGGCCTGACGCTGGAAGCTCTCGACAGCATTTCATCGTCGCTCGATGCGATGACGCTCAGTCTCGACGCCTATGCCACGGCCGTCCAGCCCGAGATCGCGCAGTTTTCAGGTACCCACGTGCTCGGCTTCTTTCGAGGCGGCAATCTCGAGGCCACGATCGAGAGTGCAGAGCAGGGGACCGACGAGAACCGGATCACCATTCGCGGCTTCCGTCCCGTGACCGATGCACCAACGCTCTATGGGTCGGTGTCCTGGCGCGACACGCCATCAGCGGCCGCTACGTCGGGAGCGGAGGTGCTGGTCAACGGGCGGACCGGCCGCTGCGATATCAGGCGCGACACCCGATATTCCCGGTTCAAGGTTCGCATTCCCTCAGGAACCTCGTGGACGTTCTGCGCCGGCGTGGTTCCGGATTTCACAACCAACGGCACGCTATGACCGCGTATGTTCCCGGCATCACCGAGACCGACCTGAAGAAGATCGTGCTCGCCTTGCAACAGCTGGCGGCCGGCCGCTCGAACGCCGTCGGCAGCGTCACTCTGACCATTGGCTCCGCGACGACCACAGTCACGACGGCAAACTGCGCCGTGGGATCGACGCCGATCCTGACGCCGGCGTCCGCCAATGCTGCAACCGAGTCGGGCAACGGGACCATCTATGTGAGTGCAGTCGCGAATGGCGCGTTCACGATCACGCATGCAAATTCCGCTACCACCGGGCGGACATTCCTCTACGCCATCCTTGGCTGAGCTCATCTGCGTCGATCCCGCGCGGGTTCACGAGATCTGGCCGGCGGTCGCGCCGCTGTTACGGAAGGCGATTTTGAAGACCGGCCTTTCGGCTTTTGTGGATGTCGAACACGACATCCTTTCCGGCGACGCATTGCTCTGGCTCGCCGTGGACGGCAAGGCGAGCAGATTGGCGAT